GGTTCTGGTTGCGACAATTTAACTTCACCCATACCATTATCTGCATCCTTGTCTATTTCAACCATTAAATAACCAAGGCTTTTTGTAATAGAATCATTTACAGCATTTGAATACAAAGTATCTCCATCAGAACGGCCCCATATATAATCAGCTATGTCACTAAATACAGCGGCAACATCAGAATCACTTCCTTCTACACCTATAGCTTGCCATCTTGGGTTATTAGCAGTAGCATAATAATTTAACATTTCAACCACAGGTAATATCCTGTTTATAGTAAAGGTAGGCATACCTTGTTCTCTTAAAGAATCTAATTCTGTTTCTTTTAACTGTTCATCGTGTGCAAAGTCATATCCTTCCTGATTGACATTTTGCCATTGTTCTCTTGTAAAATTATCACTATAATGAAATAATTGCCGAACTTGATCAGCTTTTTTCTTTCTAGCCATTATTCTTCTCCTATGTATTTAGCTTCTCCCAAAACCTTTGGGATATTTCTTTCTAATAAAGGTGCGCTTAGCATCCTAAATAAATTAACAGGCGTTCCTATTGGTTCATACTCGTCTAATGAAATATTCCATTTGTCTTCAAATTGACCAGATTCATTAAAATAAATATCACCTAATAAATCTTCTTCACCTTTGTACATTAGTTTGCCAGTATCTGGATTAATATCCATACCTTTTTCTGGGCCTTTGTTTAATGCAGTTGTATATGCATAGTTTATTCTTCTTTGAAATTCTTTGCCGTGTTCGCTTTCTGGATTTACAGCAAAACGATCTTCACCTAAATAAAGAAGCGGACTTTCTTCTTTAGTATATGTGTAAGTTGAATCTTGTGGACGCCAATATTCTTCGGCAGCATAATCTGCTGGGTCTTTAGTATCAATTTCCATATACTGTTTTTCCATTCTTTTCCAAATAGTTGTATCTTTAAAAGCTTCATTAGAAGGCATTCTATCAGGGAATTCAGTTAAATTTCTATATTTTCTTTCCATTGGGAGCCCTAATAAATGTGATACAAATTCAGATTCACCAGGAACAAAAGTTAATTGATAACTAGTTGGATTAAAATCTTCAGCTAGCTTTCTTGTGGCTTTTGCAAATTTTGGATATTTTGCTGTTTTAAATCCATCCATTATGCGACCACCCAATCTTTTACCTGCGGTTTTCTTTTATACCAGTCTCCATCCTTATTCTTTTTAGAATTCATAGGAGGATGTGCATACTTACAAGCATATGCTAATGCATCAATAGTATCGTCATGAGCCATCCGAGGCCCGAATGTAATTATCTCTCTATGTAAATCATACATTTCTTTCTTTAAGTGTATTTGACCTACAGCAAATCTTTGTGCTAATACTTCCTGTATCCTGTCACGCTTACTCATTCTAGTACCAGGTTTTTCTGCTTTACATCCAATAGAAAAATCATTTCTTCTACGCATCTCTGATTGTAGTGATTGAAATATAGGCTTACTCATACTGGTATCTTCAACTGTAAATAAAGAAGGTTTGTATGTTTTTGCATAATCAAACATATAATCCACTATTCCTTTTCTATCCTCACCTAGAATAGAAACAACAGGTATAGATCTTTTTCTTATATAATCTAGAACGTATACATTATTTTCTGGAGTAACAGCAACAACTATTAATACAGAAAAATCACTATCTCGCCTTGCGCTGTCGGTGGCAGGATCAACCCCACAAAAAACATTACAGGGTTGAGGATCCTGCCCATTAGGCGTAATGAAAGTCAAACCAGTATCCTGATCGTAAGTAAAACTTCCTTCCCAATGCTTTATATGGTCTCTAGTAAAGATAGCATCATCAGCACTTTGAACTTCCATCATATACTCTTGGTAAAATTTTTGAGGTTGACCTGAATCAGCGTAAAATTTCTTTTTACGTTCCATTTCTTTATGACCAAACCAACTAGGCCATAATGGAGTACCATCGTCCATAATTGCCTTATAAGTAATTACTTTCCAACTAAATAATTCTTTTTCTTTTTTAGCCTTATCATATCCTACTAGTATATTTTGTATAAACGAATCAAAGTGAACTGGAGTCCCATTAATTCTTAGTCTGCCATCTGCAGGTTCTAGTGCAGGAAATACAACAGCCGTAACAAGGTTAGAAATTTTTGCCCTGGATTCAGGAGTTATTGTATTATTTTCATCTTCAAAGTCATCAAGTACAATAAGATCATATCTTTTATGAAGTTTAGCTCCACCACGAATACCAGAAAGGTTAGATTTTGATATAAGTTTACAACCATTAGATAATTCTATATCATCCTCAGTCCATTTTCTTCCCTTTAGATCCCCAAAATAATACCTTACTTTATCATTATACTCTATGTGATACTTTATATAATCAAGGTTAGGTACAGATATTTTTGAAGATGCTGCAACCCAACCATAAAATAATGGTTCAGTAGCAAAACAAAAGTCATGCATTATATTGCATTTAGTAAGTACAGTCTTTCCATGACCCCTGGGTAAAATGACAGCTAACTGTCTATATTGCTTATCCAATAAAGCATCTGTTACTTCATAATGAAAAAAAGGAGTTTCACTACGCATGAAATCCTCTGGAAGAAACAATTTACCAAAAGCTATAAGATCTTTACTAGCTAATTCTAGTTGTTCTTCAGCCTTTGATACATTTTTTGTATTAATATTAGCCATTTAATGTACCTTATTATACAAAAAACGAACTTTAAAAGGCAAAAACTATAACTTATCTATCTTATTCTCTATTCTATTGAGTCTTATAGCTAGACTTATGTAAAAAACCAGGAAGAAAAAACAAGTTATCTCCCAAAATGGGAAGTATTCTACACTAAACAGGGCTTGAAGGTAATATTTCATTAATATCTAGTAGCAGGAGTGATTCTATGTGGAGTTTGCTTACCAAGTAAAGATTTTTCTTGCATTGCTGGATGACTTAAACGACGGTATAAATCCCAAAGTGTTTTTGCAGCTCTTGGTTCACCAGCTCTGCGAATATTATCAAGAAGTTGAATAAATAGATTATTTTCATCTTCTTGCCTTCCTCCACGAAAGGGAACGCTTGGTGCTGGTTCAAGCAATTCATATCGACCTCTAATTCTAGAAAGTTTTTCTGGTGCTAGCTCAAGTGTTCTATATGGCTCTGGTGCTGGTTCAAGTCCGCTATATTCTGGAAAACCAGGATCAGTTGTTTTTTCAGGTTCACGCCTTGGAAGAGGCGCTGGAGCCATTGCGCCCATTTTTTTATCTTTAGGCCAGGGCATATTATCTTCCTTTGGTATATAATCAAATACTCTTTTATCTATATTATCCATTTTCAATTTCCTTCGGTCTTTCAGCTGCTTCCAACTGGTCATTGGTAAATCCTTGAAATAATGCACCTGAAACCTGAGTTACTTTAGTGCTTGACTTATCTTCAAGGTCTAGAATATCTGAGAGCTTAAATAAAGCCTTCAATCTTACATCTGGCTTTTCACTTGTATCAGCTTCCAACTTTATCCGATCAAGAATATACTTAGGGCTAATACCAAGTTCTTCAACTATTGGCTCTAATTCTTTTTTCATAGCTTTTACTATCCTTTCTGTTTTAATAAGATTAGCAGATTTAGTATTTGCATAATGAGGGTTATTGGTGGGGAATGCTTTAAGATACGATTCCTGAGCAGAGAGTCCAGAGGATAGGTACTGTACAAAGAGTACCTCGTGTGTAGATAGGGTAGTACGGGAAACAACTCTCTCTTCTGAAGATAATTCCCCACCAAATGAATAAATATTTTTTCTTTTAGATGTGTCCATCTTATTACGGGGAAGACATACAAATGTACCAGTACAGGTACCTATATAATCCCTAGTCCTCTCCTTACCTTTATCTTTAATCATGCTTCCCTTTCTAAGTATCTGGATAATGCAGTCATCATCTGCTTTTACCCAGTCTCCTATATTAGCTTTACGCCAATCGGGAAGCACTTTTATATTAGATGGGACTTCATCCATTGATTCAAAAACTGTATGCTCTATCTTATTTACTCTGTAATGTCTCATTGTAATAGTAGCCCCCGTAAAGGGGGCGTGGTGACTAAGCCTTTCCTATAATGTTAAATTTTGATTTTAAGAAGCTTTTTACCAAGCTATCAAAATCTGATTTTTGTTCAGGTTTTATATCAATTCTAGGAACATCATCAACTTTATACTGCTCCTCTTTAATGAATTCTACTTCTTCATTTTCTTCATCAATACCTATTGTAAGTGTATATATCTTCATACTGTAAGATACATATAAATATATACTAATGGATAGACTTTTCCCCTGAGCATTTTCGGTATTTTAACTAAAAACTTCACTTAAGCCAGTTATTACTCCCTTACTTAAGCTTATATTTTAGCAGTTTTTTGTGGTATCGGGGACAACTCAGTTAACTATATTGATAACCTACAACCCGACTTCTGAGCCTTATAGTAGAACTATTGCAAGGGTACTAAAAGGCTGATATTCATTGAATCCACGGCAACGAATATAGCATAAAAATATAAATTACAAAAAGGTTTCAAAATTGTGGCATTTTGGTATACGGTGTTTCACACAGACGTACCCCCTTATAAAGGGGTTTTTAGATGTGTATTTACGTTATTTTTGATTTGTATTATATTGGTTTTTAGGTATTTATTATTAAACTAGAAAGGAATACACATGTTATACGAATACCCTACTTTTACAACTATAAAGGATGCCTTAAACTCTTTTAAGTTGATCATATCAGCTCTTGTTGCAATGGGCAGCAATACTACCATGAGTGGCTATCGCAAGACAAAGGCGAGACGCAGACTTAATGGTTACTGTCAAAGATTTGCTGAAGAATGTGGTGTAGAAGCCAGACTCTGTACAAGTGGCAGTAAAGAGCAGAAAGCATGGATAGATATGGCCAAGCGAATGATTGAAGAGACTACGAAGATTAAGGAACTTCGTGAAAGTCTTAAAGATTCTATCGAATGGGTCTAGTTTTTAGGGAGGATTTGTACTCCCTTCAAACTATTAATGTATGT